CCATATTTCTTACTTCCTCTGTTGATGGGGGATTTGCCCCTCCAATAGCAGCGGTTACGTTGTTTACTGACACGGATTGGACAACATTTGAATTAATATTATTTGATGGTCCATTAACAGCAAAATCAATTGTCCCAACTTGATTTATTACACCAACACCAACATTAGACGCCAAACCACCACCAGTCCTATATTGAACAAAAATAGTAGTATTTGGTTGAACTGTTAATCCTAAACCAATGTTGTTTTGATAATTCGCCAAATCTAAATTTAATCCTTGTTGTGCAAAATTTGCCAATTGTATGTTTGGTGTTGTACTTCCACCACCAAATTGAACTTTTAAAAATCCTTCAGGTGTGTATTCAGTAATGAAACGATTTTCTGTTTTAATATATTTTCCAACTTTAATACCCGCATTATCCACAGGTTTTGTTGGGTCTTCAATAAAAACCGTATCTTCCGCCAATGCATCCACTTCATACCATCTATTTGTTGATGTTACAAATTCGGTGTAGTTAGGAACATTAGGATAATTAGTTCCGTCTTTTTGTATAATAGAATTAACCCCCAATACGTTTCTTTCAGGTAAAAAGAAATTAAAAAATGGTACAATATCAGATGGGTTGATGACTCTTTTAAAAACTTTGGTTGTTCCATTAACAACCACTTCACGTTTTGTAATTACGTAATTAATAATTTTACTATTACTATCGAACGTCGGCACTTTTGTTCTATTAACTTCACCTTCTTGGTTATACTGATTTGTGAAATCAATATCATAAACGGTTTCAAAAGTAGTTCCACCCCCATTAAATTGCGAACCCGCCCTTAAAATTCCTAAATATCTAAAATCTTCAGCATCCCCTAACGGTGGAACTGTAATTGAGATGTCAATTAAAGCAACTGATGGTCTATAACCTGGTATTTTTAAACCATACGTTCTTGCAATATTAAAAATCGAAGACTTCTGTTGGGCATATTGTAATACGGTTTCTTGTATACTTCTATCAATATGATAATGTAAATTGTCAGCAACCGCAGCATTTAAATCCATTAAAACTGAGAACACAGAAGCATCATTAAAGTTTTGAATTAATTCAGGATAATACTGTGATGTGTAATCTATTAAACCTTGTCTTATCGATTCAAAGTCCCTATCTGTGTAATTAATTCTATTGTTTGCCATATTATATGTTAATAATAACGAATTGTCTACTACCAAATGCTCTTCCGTCATTTGTATAGTCAATTTTTATTTTTGCACTGTATTCTGCGGTGTTTGCTCCCGGTATACGATAAATACTTGCCTGACCCAATAATTCATAATCTAAATTACTTTCAACGTCACCACTTTCCGTGTATGGTTCTACAGTTATACTATTAATTGTTAGATTAGGTATGTATCGAGTCACCTGTTCTTGTATTTCAGTTCTAATTTCTTCAAATGTAGCACCATCAAGCGGTTCAAAAATATATTCATATAATCTAGTCCCAAAATCAGGTAAAAAATATCTTGACCCTCTCCTCGTAAGTAATAAGTGAATAAGGTTCGCTCTTATTTCTTCATCCGTAGTTTCAGTTAATTTTAAATAATTACCCTTTTCACTTTGTATGAATGGGAAATTTATACCATATGTAATTCCGTTAGCCATATCTAATAAATATATGTCGTGATTATTTCTTATAAATAGATATAAAATAAAAATCCCGACAATGTGTCGGGATTAATGTCGCGATTAAGATGAACAACCAAAACACTCAAAATCGGTATTTGTTGGTTTTGGTGGTAAATTCATGTCATTATAATTAATTGTTGTATTTTTGATACATCAACCGCTAAGTGTTTAGCTCCCGTTGAAATTGCTTTGGTTCTAACGTAATAACATAATGTTTTTAATCCTTTTTCCCAAGAATGGAAATGTGACGATGTAATTTTAGAGAGAGTTGGGTTACCCATATAGATATTCATTGACTGTGATTGGTCAATAAATGGTGCTCTATCAGCCGCCATATCAATTAGTTGTTTCTGCGAAATCTCCCAAATTGTTTTATACTTAGGTATTAAGTGTTCAATTCTTTTTACTTTTTTCAAATAATTCTTGTCTTCTGGGTCTAAGTAATTATTAAAGTTAATATTTTGAATTGACCCTTCGTTAAGTATAATTTCATTTTTTAAATTTTCAGACCAAATACCAATTTTTTCAAAATCGTTGATGAGGTATTTGTTTACAATCATGATTTCACCTCCTACAACTCGTCTATTAAAGATTGCGGAGTGTGCGGGTTCTGTCATTTCGTATGAACCTGTGATTTTTGCTGAAGATGCAACTGGCATCTGTGCGGTAAATAATGAATTACATATACCATAGTCAGAAACACTTTTCTTTAGTTTGTTCCAATCCCACATTCCTGAAAGTTCTGTTTCATTAACCCCCCACATATCAAATTGGAAAATACCTTTTGACATTGGTGAATCTTTAAAGAATGAATATGATTCATATTTACCATTCATACATAACTCATTACTTTCTGTAATTGCCGCATAATAGATAGTTTCAAAAATATCTTTATTTAATTTTTTAGCTTCATCTGATGTGAAAGTATAATCCATTAAATAAAATACGTCAGCTAAACCTTGTGTTCCAATAGCGATTGCTCGTTGTTCTAATCCACCTTTTAATCCTTTTTCGGTTGAGTAATTATTAATGTCGATAACTTTGTTTAGTCCCTTAACAACTTTACGTGTTTCTTCATATAATAAATTGAAGTTAAACTCACCATCTTTAACAAAGTTTTTCAATACCATAGATGATAAAGTACAAATCGCAGTAGTCTTTTCATCGGTATATTGGTAAATCTCATTACACAAGTTAGATTGTTTAATTACACCAATATTTTGGTGGTTAGTCTTTCTATTCGCATTGTCCTTAGAACATAGATAAGGAACTCCCGTTTCTACTTGTGACTCAACAATTTTAGACCATATGTCTTGTGCTTTAACTTTTTTACCAAGACCCATACTAACTGCGGTGTCATATACTTCTTCGTATTCTTCACCATAACATTCTTGTAAACCTTTTAATCCCGCCTTTTTAATATCATTAGGACAGAACAAATACCATTCGGCATTATTTTTAACAGCCTTCATAAAATTGTCAGGAATCCAAAGTGCCGTAAATAAATCACGAGCTCTCAATTCTTCAGCACCTGTGTTCTTTTTAATATCTAATAAATCAAAGATGTCTTTGTGCCATGGTTCAAGATAGATAGCGGCACTACCCGGTCTACGTCCTTGCTGATTAAAGAATCTAAGTGATTCATTAACAATCTTTAAGTATTTCAAAAGTCCACCCGCATAACCACCTGAAGTTGATATTCTACTTTCTTTACTACGGATGTTTGACATTGAAAGTCCGATACCAGCAGCGTCTGAAGAGAACGTTGAAATGTCTCTTAGAGTTCCTAACAAACCTTCTCTTGAATCCGAGTCGTTATAATGTAATACACAAGATGCTAATTGTGGTACTTTAGTACCTGAGTTAATCATGATTGGTGTTGCCTTAGAAATAAGTTGATTTGATAAAGAAGTATAATATTCTTTAGCCTGTTCCAACGTTTCTGTAACCCACAATGCAACTCTCATATACATATGTTGTGGTCTTTCAATAACCTGTCCTGTTGGTCTTTTTAACAAATACATTTCTTGTAATGACCTCCAAGCAAAATAATCAAAGTTATAATCATTTTCATGTCTTATAATCGCATCGATGTTTTCTTCACCATATTGATTTATTTTATTCATCAATTCTTCATGAACTACACCATCTCCGTATAATACTTTCATAGTATCACAAAAACTATCTGAAGTTTCTTTATGGTAAGATGAAATAGCAACAGATGAAGCAAGTCTTGAATAGTCGTGATGACTTCCGGTATACGCCGCAGCAATTTCATAAATCAACTTATCCAACTCTTTAGTTGTGACTTTACCTTCTGTTGGTACAGAAGTAATAACTTTGATGAAAATCTCATCAGAGTTAACGTTTAATCCTTTTGCGGAACGCTTTACTCGGTTGTAAATCTTTTGTGGGTTAAAGGCCACAAGGTCTCCGTCTCTTTTAATTATTTTTAATGACATGTTATAAAATTTAAAAATCGTCTGTGAATGCTATAGTTTCGTTTAACTTCGCTTTTTGGTATTCCATCGTTCTAGATTCAAAGAAATTACCTTTAGTTTCAACCGCAATTTGTTCCATGAACTTAAACGGTTGTTCTACATTAAATTCTTTACTACATCCGAATTTAAGTAAGAGACCATCAACAACAAACTCCAAATATTGTTTCATCAAGTTTGAATTCATACCGATTAAAGATACCGGTAAGGATTCAGTGATGAATTCTTTTTCGATTTCTAAAGCCGATAATAAAATCTCTTTAATTCTTTTTTCAGATGGTTTTTCTTCCAAGTGGTTATTCAGTAAGTGAATTGCAAAATCACAATGTAAGTTTTCATCTTTAAAGATAAGTGAGTTAGCATTACATAGTCCTTGCATAATTCCTCTTGATTTCATCCAGAAAATAGAACAGAATGAACCTGAAAAGAAGATACCTTCAACG